TGCGACAATACTTGTCAGCTCTACGATTAAGTGTCTTAGATAATCTTTTGATACCAAGTCTGTATTCTTTTTTATCTTCAACATTTAACCATTCGTGTACTTTATCTGAGCGGCGCAAGCACCATTCAAGTAAGTCTTGGCGAAGATCATCTACCTCAGCATAGCCTTTGTAGTTACGAGTAATTGAATAAGCAACTGTCGTTGCAATATCAAATACATCATCAACCCATTCTTCTTCTACCATTTGTAAGTTTCACCTTCTACTGTAAATGAGTTGCCAAGAACTGGTACTGCAACTGGTGTTACTTTACCGTGATCTATGTAGAGTAAACCAAATCCTGATTGCCAGTTAGCAGAGCCACCTTTAAGATATGTAGCTTGCTTTAAGTCCATCAAGTTACCAACTTCAAAGCCAAAGAGTTGGCTAGTTACTTTGCCATTGAAAGATGTGTGATGGTGTAAGAGTCCTTGCTTGTGTGTATGTCCGATTATGGTTGACATACCAATCTTCTTAGCCAGTGCCATTGCTGTACCACCAGCGTATCTACTGGTTGCACCCTCATCACCGTGTCCCATTACCCAACCAGGAGCAAAGTTCCATAACTTATTATGATAAGTAATCTCTAGTTCACGATATCCAAGTAACTTCTCATACTTAAGATCACGTAAAGTAGAAAAAGCTGGTGCATACTTCTCTACATATCTTTGTATTCTATCGCCGTGATTAGAACGCATTAGATGAAATGGCTTGTCACCTAGCGCACTTTTGAACTGACCCATAATCTTTGTGGTCTCATCAAGATCTCTTTGTAGATTACTATGCTCTGCAGCGTAACCTTTAGACCAGCGAGCAGGTGCTAAACAATCTGCCTCATCACCAACACAAAACAGTTCATCTGGTTCATAGTCTTTAACAAACTTAATTACTTTCTTAATCGCTTCTTTGTCGTGTAAAGGGACTTGCAAGTCGCTTAGCACTACTACTCTCTTAACCATTAATGCCTTCCCATTCGCCATCAAGCACCATCAGTGCAATGATTCCGTAGTTTGCTAAGTCCATAAACGAATCTCTTAGTGATTCATTTTCTGGAGTAGCACCCGTATCTATCAGGTGATTGATGCGGGAAATCTTGTCAAAGATCCTGACTCTTAGTCCGTTAAGTGGACCACCAGGAGCATTGGCTATGTTCTTTGGGCCATAGTCGTGTTGCTTTTTGATAAGTAAATAGGCTAGTTCTTCTGTGTGCTTAAAAACTTGGGCAGAAAATTTTTCTAAGCCTCCCATATGTTTTATTTCGTTGGCACTAGCAAGACTATTACTTGTGTATTGTTGTCGCTCGCTATCACTTGATAACCCTGATCCGTTAATGAGTTTAATATAGTCTGCCAATCTGTCTTGTGTATCATTCTTCATCCTCGTCCTCCTCGTATTCAATATCTGATGATGTAAATTCACCATCATAGTCATAGTTCATAGTCTCTTCATTGCGTGAATAAACATAAACCAAATCAGTTCCCGGCTCTCCAATGTGTATCTCATCAAATGGAAAGAAAAATTCATCAACATCTTCTCCATCCATAGGACCACCATTGAATGTAATCACTTAGCCTGCTTATGGCTAATGAATGGTGGTGCTGTAAACACATTGTTCCTAGCTGCTATCTGCATAGCCTGTCTCCAAGTAGCACCTGCTTGCAGTGCACCTACAGCATAAGCAGCACCGCTACCTATGCCATAAATCCCATCATCTCTCATTAACACACTAAGAGTTTCATCTAATTCAAAGATAGTTCCACTAACTGAGATCAAGAATATAAAGTCTGACTCGTTTGATTCTGTATCTGGTTTGTATCCATAAGTAGTTAATGTCATACGCATACTTGGTACTACTTCTGAAATCATAAAGTGATAAAGATCTTTGCTCGCAGCTGGAGTAACTGTTGGTGGCTTCCAGATATGCTGGATGATGTCACAAGGTTGAGTTAGTCCTGCTCCTGCAATTAAATACTTACCACGTTTAGTAATCTTTGTAACTGTTGGGTGAGTATAAGTTCTACCATCATCATCAGTGATGCGTGAGTCTGCAACAAGTAAAGAATATCTTGGCTGTTGCAAGCCTATGATTGTGGTCACTGGAGTTTTCCTTTGAACCAGTCTGCGCCCTCTTGCAGATACACATCATTAACATCTTTATTCTCTGGCAACTGGATCACAACTGCAGATGATATGTCTTCTTTAATTCTCTTAGCTAACTCCATACCAGGGTTGCGGCCATCTTCTTTTACATCATTATCTGCAAACACAAAGACTCTTTTGTATCCTTCAAACATCATAGGAAACCAGTCTCTCCACTGCGTTACCCCTGCAATACCAACTGCTGGTATATCACATAGCCCTGACATAATGATTGTGTCAATCTCACCCTCGCATACTGCAATAGTGTCAGTGTCTTTAACTAAATCTCTTACGTTAAACATTCCAATCTTCTGTCCCGTTGGCCAAATGTACTTAGGACTTGAGCCGTCTACTTTACGAAACTTAATACCAACAACACCACTTACTGTGTCATAAGGAATACTTAATGCACTTACTGCGTGTTCGTGTCCAGGAGCTGGATTAGAAACTGTACCTAGAAGAAATGAATCTGCCACGTCTTTGGTTATTCCCCTTGACTGGAGGTAAGAGGCTGTTCTTGCGTCTATTGCTTCGTGATACCGTGCTGCGGTTTCCGTTAGTAATTGTTTCTGCTCTACTGATAGCATCTTTAAACCCTATGCCTTCCTTCTCCATAATCAATGTGTATACATCCCCGTAGATGTCACACACAAAGCAATCAAATAACTGCTCTTTTATATTTACTGCTGCTGATGCTGTTGCATCATCGTGGACTGGACACTTAACTGGCATCCATCCATAGCCATCTCGCACATTCGCACCGTAGTAGCGAAGTGCAGATGCAAGATCGTGCTTGTCTTCACTCACGATTTGTATTGCTCCGACCACTGCTTAAGTGTTTGTATTACCCAACCATCTTCAATAGAACCGTTGCGTCTTTTAACTAACACATAGCCAATGGGACTTGCTGCCATATCTCTAGCATCTGCATAGTTAATTACTTCTGCTTGCAACTCTCTCCAGAACTGTGGTAAATCTATTTTCTTTGTAGCTTTGCACTCAAATAAGTAAGGCGTGCCAGCAACATAGACAACCAAATCCCCTTCATCTTTGCTACCAGCAAGCCTTAACCTTTCTGCTTTGTAACCCTTACCACGAAACCATTTGAGTACATCAATCTCAAACTTGCTGCCTTTGCGTTTATTCGCTGCGCTCATAGCGTGGCCTCTCTTGTATGACTCCGTTAATAGCCATTTGTCTTTGTAGTGCAGATTCTTCTATCAATGTCATTCTTGATGCGTCTGCTGTTAATTCAACCCATATATCACCCATTGCTGAGTGCTTAGCAAATCTATTCTTAACACAAGCAATCTTAAATATCCCTTGGTCTGTGTCCATAGCAACAGTTAAAATCATTTCAGGTAGTTGCGATACCTTACCCTGAATAGCGCGCCGAGAGGGAGGGCGTAGGGGGTCGCCCTCCGCTTCGGAGGTGTGGTGCAGTATGAAGATTGCAGACTCAGTTTCACGGGCAAGATGATGAGCTGCTTTCATTATATCCCTCATACCTGTCCACTCATTATCGTGCAGGGCAGACACGTTCATTAAGTTATCTATGATAATTAGTTGAGGCCATTCACCATACTTCTCACCATATGCTTTAACCATAAGATGTATGTCATCAAGAGTAGGTGATGGATCAAATGAAAATTCCATATGAGTCAAAGTTGCTAGAGCCTGATTGTAAACTTCATCAGTTCCATTCTTCAATGACTCTTCAATTGTATGTTGTTGGTGGCTAGTTAATATTGCTGCAGCCCTAATAGCTGTGGTATAAGCATCAGTATCTGCTGATATATAAAGAGTTGGAACATCAGCCTTAACGCCATAGTATAAAGCAAATAAAGATTTACCAGAGTTAGGTTGACCTGCAATCATAGTCACCTGTCCTCTACGAAATCTAATTCCTTCTTTCTTTAGTTTCTGAAATAAGTCAGGGAGTAGTTGGGGTTGCTCCAAGTGTTGCCTTGCGGCTTGCTTGATGTTAAGCATCTACTCCCTTTCTTAATTATCTAATGAACTGTGGTTCGCATTGATCTGGAGTTCCCTTTGGTGATGGGCAGAAGTAGCCCTTCCAAGGTCCCTTCGCAGATTGGCCAGTGCGAAATGTCATATCACCGTGCTTACAGGTTTTACCACCTGATGCTGGTGCTGACTTATTAGTTGATTGTTCAACTGGTGTAGCACCTAGGGCTTCTCTAAGTAACCCCTGTGCGTTATAAAGAGTTTCAACTGCTTGAACCTCTGCTGTTACATTGGCGATAGCCTCAAGCGCTTGCTTGATTTCGGCTTCGTCATATGAGTAAAGATACACGTTAATCAAAGACCCTTGAGAAGTCTTAAAATTAAGTTGAGTCTTTATCCCATCATTTGCTTTTGATGCACTCATTTATATTTCCTCACCTATAGATGCGAGCGGATCATATTTGTTTGCTAGCTCTCCGCCAAAAGCGTAGCAATATTGAGATACCGAGCAGGACTTGCACGACATCCCAAGGTTTGGCAAGAAGATTCCCTCACCTACTGCTCTCTCAAACTGTTCAAACAGTTCTGTGAAAACGGGTATTGTCCACCGAGAGAGATCTCCCGCCTCTTCCATAATACCTTTGCGGGCGTTATAGAAGAATCCTCTATCTGGTCTAACACCTTCTGTTAGTTCCATACAGCAAGCGTACAAACCTAATTGCATATTATAATCAGGCATATAAGCGCCAGCTTTATAATCTACTACAACCAATTCTTGGTGTGGTGTTATTGCAATTAAATCTACAAATGCTTTGACCGGTACACTACCAAACATTACATTATATTCTGCCTCAATGTGTGGCGTGTTGGTCTTTCCATAATACACTTCCCAACCAGAGTTCTTCCACCATTGGATGAAAGTGTCAACCATCTCTGGTCCCTTTTCACTCCACCATAAGTCGTTCTCTTTGTCAGGATAATCCTTAGTTGCCCTGCCACCAGCACGCCATTCACTTGGCAAGGTGTCAGTGTTCGCAGCCTTTTCATCAATTAACTTTTGGAATGTTTCATCCCATAACTTCTTGGCTAACTCTTTACTCACCGTTAGCCTCATCTCTTAAATATCTTTCAACAGCCTCGTGAAATGCAGAACCACCAACGAAGTACCAAGCAGGTAATTGTGGTGCCTGCACTTCGCGTTCTAGTTGCCAAGCCTTACCACATCTAACCCAGCTGGTAAATGAAGAAAAGGATCGGTGTCCAACTTGTGGCTCAAAACTATTCAAGTTCATTCTCCAATTTCTCTTGCTGCTGTTGAAGAGCCAAGGTTATATCATCAATGTCTTTTTTGCCAGCATCTCGGATGAGTGTTTCTAAATCCCAGATTGCTTGCGTGTAGCCCTCCATAAAGGATTGCCTTTCCCAAGTATCTCTGTTCTCTGGTAATTCGCGCGTGTGTTTTGTGCACTGTACTTCAAGCCAGCTCACCGCGTTCTCTAGTTCTGTCCGTGTGTGTGGACTTAGATATGGTTTCATATGAGAATCATAACATATAAACCCTCAAGTAGAACTTTACACAAATCCCGCGTGTCTTATTGACATTTGGAAAATAAAGATTAGACTACGAGCGAGCCGGTTGACGTGAGCGAGCGAGTGATAAACCCGAAGGA